TACTACTTGGCAATTCACTGAATGTAATATTCTCAAGAGTTCCAAATTGTGAAAATCTTTCGTCCCTTGTGCCGGTTGAATTAACCTTAAGTTCGTTATCGACCTTAACATTAAAAGCGCAGACGGAACCGCGGGGGCCCGCAAGAGCAGAATAATCTGTACTGGGGGTTGTGCCGGTCTCCGTATCATACTTTGCTATTAAATTAGGGATTGTGGGTATCGGGTATGTCGCAAAATATTCAAATTCGTTTTCCAGTGAGATCGCAACTGCATCATTTGCGGTATTAAAATTAATAAGAGCCTCGCCGCTAGCAAAATTTTCAAATCTGGAGGTCTTCCGACTGCCGGCGATCGTTAAAATAAATCTATTATCCGCATACACCAAAAAATCTTTATCGAGCAAAAACTTTTTGATAATCATTTGTTCACGGTTTTCCGCGGTGGGAGTAAGTTTTTCGTCAGATGTTCCGCTGTTGGCTATCCCTGATTCTACTACCAATTTCGTAATATCAAAATCATTGGTCTGCAGGAACTTGAAACTTGTAATACCGTCGTTAATTATTTTAGTAGTTTCATCATTCACAGAAACATAGTAGCGGTCATTTCTTAATGTCGGAGAATATGAGGTTTTGTTGTTGGTTCTCAATGCCGGAATATATTGTATGAACGCATGCATATAAGGCTCGATTTCCGCAATTTGTTCGTTTGTTAAATACAAAATTCCGCTATCGTATGAATTCAAACCAAACTGTATATTTTTATTAACATCTTTGTAAGCCTCAAATAGTTCCGTTTTCAAAAGTGCGGGTTTATAATCATCGTCATCTTTATATGCGGCGTTAAACATCCTATAATCTATCTCGTCGTCACCAAGCGCGAATTTAGCAATCTTAAACTTACCCCTCGAAAGAAGCTTTTTGCCCTTTTCGGTTAGCGTTGCATTGATTATAATTGAATCGCTGGTTTTAGTGAATGCCATATCTTTAATTAGTGTAGTCTATAATATTAATATTTTGTAGACTGTCTACCACCTTTTTGCGGGATGAGTTTCTTCGAGGATCTGTTGGATGTAGGCCTGATCGATTTTACCACCCACAGCCGCGAATTTGAATCCCTCGTATTTGAACTCCTCACCCCAGCCTTCGTACGATGGTAGACCGACAATACCACAAATGATCGCTACAGCATCATCAGCATTAATGTAAGTCTTAAGACGATTACTCCTTCTGAATTCAAAAAGAATTTGGGATAGGGCTCTTATATAGTCGTGCACATGCCGTTCTCCGCCGGCGGGGATCGGGCTCGGAATCGCGCCGCCGAAGCGGTTGAAGAGGCCCCTGTGTAGCGTTTGAATCTGGTCGGAGGGATTGGCTGCAAATGCATATTGAGAAACTGTGATTCGGTATCTCTCGTGTGCCGGATCTTGTATTGTTGTTTCCACTTCGTCCTTGCCTGCGACGGTTGCGGAGTTACCGCCCAGTTGTGGCGTCGACCCGCCGTTCTGTTCCGCGACTGGATCGGACAAGAATTCAATATTGTTATTCTCTTCGATGACCGGTACGGCGCCGAGCTTCGATTCCGAGGAAGCGGGTGAAGAAGGGGGGAGCATCGTTTCTGATAGCTTGGTAAGATCTCTGGTTCTTAAATTAAAGGTTGTGTTTAAATCAATTTTTTTGCCAGTCTTTTTGGATGTTAATCTGACTTTGAATTTTTTGTCCCATATAGATTCGTCTGAGATTCCAACCTTAAGGTTCCCCACTTCGGCGGAGGCATACTCGGTAAAATCCATTTCTGATGTATCAAAGACCATTTGGTTTATGTGCGGCTCCAATTGCATTAATTTTTTAAACGCTTTCGAGTTAGTTGTAATTTTGTTGGGTGAAAATTCAGAGGAATCTACAGTGTCAAACAGCGAATAAATATAGCCTCCGTCATTGACCAGTTCACACTCAATAATTTGAGATAATGGGCCCGGCATATTGTTCTCATTCAATAGCCTGAAAAGGTAATAATATTTCCTGTCTGGGATGATTTTATCTGCGGTAATGTAGTCGCGAAAATTGTGTGGACCATCGGGGATTCTTAGATCGATGGTTGCCACTAGCGCGTCTGCAAAATCGGCAAAGGAATTTGGCTTTTGTGTAATTCTATACATTTCTATAAAGCGTGCGGGTGATTGCGAGGGCTCTGTGATGTCTTGAACAGACAAGATTTCTCTTGAGTTTAAATATTGTGATTGCAGTGCTGAATCGTTAATCGTTATATTTTCGGGATAAGTTCTATCGATATAGCTATCTTGGCCTATTTTAAACCCTACGCGGTTAGAATCGTCAATAAAATGAAATGGTATTACATTAATTGCATTAGGCGGGCTATCCAAAACTTTAACTGTTTTTTGATAAAACGGGATCTCAATCAATTCAAGACATGGCTCGATCATTAAGTGAAAATCGGCTAACTGCGGGTATATGCTCACATCAACCTCGCTGGATGCCAGTATGTTTTCGCCGGCTAACACGCTTTTCATCACATTACCCAATATCTCAGATTCATCAACTGCGGCCGTCGAAAATAACTGGGATGCAACCTCCTCAGTAGCCGGGTTATAGAACTGCACGCAGAACTTTGGATCTTCGGCGAGATCATCGGGGTTGAGTTTCTGTCCTGTTCCGATTTGTTTAGTCAGTCTAAAGTCGGCATATTTGTATTTATGACTCATTACCAAAGCATAAGCGCTAATTTTATAGGTGTAGTTCTCGCCGTATTTTACCTGTGAGTCTGTTATTGATATTTGTTCTGGGGCGTGAAATGCGTTGTATACCCAAAATTTTTGAATAATGTTTTGGTTACTGCCATCTCCTGTCGGGGTGCCACCAATTTTCTCAATTTTATAAGCCATAACTTCGTAAAACTTTTTCGTTGGATTAATTATGCGCTTAAAGATGTCCTCGTTCAATTCATTGTGGCCGAAGTAATACAGTGCTTGATTCCGGTCTAGCATGGTTGGTGAGCCCCCGCCTTCAACCCCAAGGCCTTGAGTGAGTAGGTGGAAATAAAAGTTTGTCATGTCGAAAACTTTGTCTATTGATTGTAAAAGTTCTTGACTAGTCTTGTTTCTATATAAAGTATCGGCAGTCACAGTAGACGCGTGATCAGCGGATTGAGGAGCGATAAACAAAAAGTTATCATTTAATGCAACATCATAATTATTAAAAGCATAAGTTAAAAATTGTATAAAATTTATAGTTTTTAGGCCGATAGTTTCGTTTAATATTTCATTTACTTCTGTGAATGGCACCGTGGGGGTTACACCCGCATAAGAGGGAACATCGTAATTATTCGAATAGTTGAAACTCTGGTTTCTTACCGGCAGATCCGTGATTGTGCCCTCATCAATATCTTTTAAGATTTCTAAAATTTTATGACTCGCGGGAGCGATGTTCTGGACAAATCCAGATGATGGATTGAAAGATGGCTGCTCAAGAGAATCTTCAAATAATTCCGTCAACGCCGGCTGGGTGGGGCCCGTGTCTGGATCGATTTCTGGGTTTGCAACTATGTGTCTATCAAAATTTATCTCTACATTGTAAAAAGTTGAAAGTTTTTCGTCAATGTTAAGCCAAAGTGGCCACTTATTCGGATCTTCGGACCATCCACCGGGGGCGTCGATCCATCCGAAATATTTATTATCAAATATTAAATTTTGTTGATGTGTTAGAGCAGCATTCTTATATTCTTCCTTGATATTAGCATTGATGAAATGCGAACCATAATATTGATCTTTTATAGTGTCTTCATAGGGATGTCCGGTGTCAAAGTGATAATTAAAAACATTTTCTCTCTGCTTCGTCCACCCCGTCGCCCTCCGGAGCGTGATGTCCGGATGGGGTCCAGTGGCGTCTTCCGCTGCCTCGTATAGTTTCAAAGCGTTTATATAATAATTTGGTATAAGCAGCTCGCTCGAAAGTTCCGAAGCCCAATCTTGATAGTTCTGAATAAGGGTATTATAGTCTAAATACCTCGCCTTTGCTTCACAAATTGATACGGGAGCCGATGGTGTGTGCATTAAAAATTCATAAGCGCGCTTCGTTTTGTAATTCATCGGCATCTTAAAATCTATTGCAACATCATAATAGATTCTTGATGTATCTGTCAAATTATTAAAGTCTACGCCAGCAAAAGATCCTCCAACAAAGTACTCTCTCCAATATATGTCTCCTTGGATATTATCAAGATCGGCATACATCCTAAAAGGTATCTTTACATTTGGAATATGCAAAGAAGGATTGATCGCTGTTATTCGAGTAGAATTTACTTCCATCTTGTAAATTTGAGTAACTGAACAACTAACATGGGGAAACGCATGTGGGTTTGTCGGATCGTCTTCTACTGCAATGTCTCTCGGAAACATTACGAAGTTGCCCCGGGATGGATGGCCATCCGTACGAGATATTCTCACAGTGTTTCCAATAGCTTTTCTTAACTTATCTTCGGTGAATGTTTCTACCATATTAGAAGAATAAAGCTCAAGATATCCATTGCGGCTGCCTTCGATTTCCCATGACATTAGTAGCTACTGCCTCCTGTGGTTTCGAGCGGGCCGGTGGCCGTTGTCGTGCCCGTATCCGTCGGCATTGCCATAGAGCTTAACTTAGACATATCAAAGGTGGGAGATGTTTGACATCTTACTCTAAATTCTTTTGGAACCTCGGTCGTGGCTTGCAATAATTGATCAAAAAGTTGATATTTATTGTTAACATATTCTTCGGCTTGTGCGTCGACGCGTTCGACGGTTTTATATCGATTGGTCAAATCTTCTCGAATCTGCGGGAATTCATGTATGCCGGAGTTAATTATCAAATGTCCGGATCGGAAATCCCAATCTTCCAGATACTCGCTTGGCCAAGTCACAGCGGCCACCCATGGCCAGTCCTGCTTGTCGGTGACAGAGCTATCATAAGTACCCGGTGGGACTGACCCTGCATGTGGGGCAATCACGCCCGGGCCTGGGATGAGTAGGCCCTCGAATTCTATCATTAGCGGCCTCACAGCCTTGGACTCAAGAACTTCTATAATTTCACCGGTTCCGCCGGCGTACGCCCCGAAATCCGTTTGGGCGATATTTTTCGCCGTGGCCACGATACTAAAAAAAGAGGTTGAAGGATAACTATTAAGCCAAAAGCTCGTAAAATCGTCCCAGGAACCATTAGCGCTGTTACTCCACGAGTTGGCCCAGATCTCTCCGACGGACCAGACGCTTGGCAGCTGGCTGAACATATTTTGTACCCATGACATACGGAAGTATCCGGATGTGCCTGTCTGTAGAAATCCATTGGTGTCGATATCGGGTAATCCTGTTATGGCAGCATATGTATATAAACTAAACCGGAGTGCGCTACTCATTCCGAGGCTTTGGCTCTCATAGAACCACTTCATATTGTAAATCGGATAGCGATGGTCCTCAGTGTACCCTGAGACTTTGGATGGAGGATTTGGCCCTAAAAGAACCTCACGAGTAACAGGCACTACCGCACTCCCGCCTGTTTCGTCCCATCTCGCCTGCAACACATATAGCCAGTTTTCTTCATCTGTTCTCGACCAAGACATTATTTAAGTGCTCCTCTGGATGGTTTCTTCGGCAACATTTTATTTCTAGATCCCCGCGCGGAGCTTGTTAATTTAACTGCCACCTTCACCAATTTCTTTTGTGCTGCTCGTTTTTGTTCTCTTTCGACTTGTTTATCGCTTTCCGGTTTCTCGTCATCCAACTCGTAAAAGGGATCACTTTCAGATTTAAATTTCTCAGTGGCGGCGATGATTTCCGGAGTCAAAGTATCTAGATCGGGGTCTAAGATTTTGCTGTTTTTGATCGTAGCGTCGACATTGGTTGTTTTTAATAATGAGAAATCTTTAGAAAATTCAACAACTATAGAACTATGAGGATCTATTTCTTCCGCTTCGACGGGAATAAATCCTAAATCGTTTAATAAGATTTCTGAATCTCTGATAATATCTCCTTGTATTTTGTTGGCAAAGGTATAGCCTTCGTTCATTAGATCACTCAATGCTTCTGCAATCTCTGAGTTCGTGCCCGGGCCTAAAGATTTCTTAATAATACCATTTCTTGTCATTATCTTACCATTTTGGCCACGCATGGCCGCTGGCAGGTGCTTGCCTTTGGATGCACCGCCGGTTGTCCGCGGAGTGGCGGGAGCAGAGGGGGCGGTGCTTTTTGTTTTTTTATAGGCCATTTTAATAATTATTCCATTGTATCAAATTGTATCATTGTATCAAATATCGATCCTGATGCCGCCGGGGATGAGCGCCCAGGTTTCTACTTCACTATAATCGTGCCCGATCCATGGTGGTGCCTCCGTTGAGACAAAGTTCGAGTCTCCGGGATAGTCATCCATGCTGACTACTGCAGAGATCCCGTACGCCCAGCCGCCGAAAGCGCCGCCGCCCAATGTCACGAACGACCGGGATGCTTCTACATTCACTTCGAAGTCGCTGCCGTCGACAGGGTTCGTGGGATTGTTAGTGGGATCATTAATTTCAGCGGTGATGCGATCTTTCATTAACTCTAGAGCGGTCTCGATATTCTTGTGGGTGTTTACAGTGGAGAGCCCGCCGGCGGCGTATCCGGTGTCAGCCAGGCCGATGCCCTCAAAGTTTTGGCGTATACGGACGACGAGCGAATAGCGGGTCGTGTCCTCTTCTGCGATCCGGCGGCGCGCCTCTGGTAAATAAAAATAATTAATTATGTAGAGTAGATCTACCAAGGCTCTGCGACTTCGACGGGCGGTCGGTGAATTGCCGGAGGCGCGGCGCTTGGCCCGGGTGCCGTCGGCGTTGATCTCCGCGTCGACAGACGACCTCATTAGTATCTCATGGGCCCATTTCCCGGCGCACGAATATATGACATCGCCCATCGTCATGTCGAGTTCGGGCCTTTCTTTGAGTCTCCTTTCTATAGTTTCCTGGGTGGCGAGGGCATGGTCACCGGCGTGATAAGTACTGGTCGAAGTGCCTGTGGTGAGGTCGAGGGCTCTGGCTCGCCAATCCCGACCACTGTACGGTAAGAAGATCTCGTCGTAAGCGATTTGTACTATGTTTGATTCACTGGGGTTTATGATGTCGACCCAGGCATTGGCGCTGTAAGTCACGATGGTTTCGGTGGCCCAGGTGGTCTCGGCGTGGGTGAGGCCCTCTTCGTCAACCTCGCTTAAGAGACTGATGTAGATCTTACCATCGGATACGCCCATCTGTTCGCCGGCGGTGTCGGACCACGCGGCGTCAAGCTCCGCCCTGTCGTATGTCGAGTAGGCCGTGTCGCCAACAACGCCGGCGTACAAAGAATGTTTGGTCATGTCTGTGCCCTCCTTCCTCTCACCACCGGCATAATTGGTAATGTAGTCCTCGCGGCCGCCCATATATGCGGCTCGGGGTATCACAATCACTGGCGCGCCTTCTCGGGGGGAGAACGAGTCTGGGCCGGTGATGTCAGGAAAGAAATCACCGTAAATTGGGCCCAGGTTTTTGCCGCCGAAGTCAATTTGGTTGTAAAAGTCGGTACTCGCGCCCGAACCAGCTTCGTCGCGTAGCCGATTCCGCGGACTTAGTTCTGGACCGCCGGCCATCCAGACAGGGCCCAAATAACTGAGAATTTCTGCGAATGTTTCTTTAAAATTCAAAGTCGATTCTAAGGTGCCCGTAGAGGGCGCGATTTTCATTAACTCGTTCATCACTTTGGTGTTGAGGGAATCTTCCGAAATCATCTCAGGGTTAAACATTATATCAGATAATGCAACTACCGTATATGCGGCCTCAATCCAAGGCTTTGTGTCTGCATATTTTTCATTTATTGCGTCAACAAAAAATTGGTTATACGAGTTGGTGAGATTGTTAAAAGAACAAATATCAGCAGATACAGTAGAGTACTCTTCATAGTTCTCGTATACTGCTAGGCAGTGATCATAAAATGCCTCGACAAAATATCTGGTGAAATCAATGCAGCGCACCTTCATTTTATAAACAGTTGATTCGGCGTCTATATTGTTAAGTGCTGCCAGGTTCTCCCTCCGGTCTTCGTCATCGGCCAAGCCTTCGTGACTGGCATTGTAATACGCCACATCGTCGTCCATTAGATCGCTAAACTCAAAACACATGAGTCGGTATCCATCAAGAACGGGGCCTAGACCATCATAGGAGACTTCAACTCCCAAATCATTATGGCCATCAAGTCTCTTCGTTCTATCCGCACTGGCAACATCAAAATTTTTAAATTTCAAATAAGAATATAATTCAGTTCCAAGAAGATCAGTAGATTTGGCCACGGGCCGCAAATACCTGAATCTGTATACATCCATGGCCTCCATGAAGGAGTCGGCAGCTTCAACATGTTCATGCTCCCAACTGAGTCCGGTTCGTCGTTGTCTTGGTAAAGGTGGTCTGTGGCTCAGGAGGTCACCATCATAAGATGCGTATTTTCCGTCGACTTTGAAATCAGCAAATATTTTACACTTTATGCTGCTGGCGCTGCTGGCCACTCCAGCCATACCCACATATAACTCTTCTCGCTGTAATTCTACAAAGTCAAGAAAAAAATATTCATAAGGAATTCCTTTTCTAAAATATTGCTGTATCTTGGTTAAATTTAACACCTGGGCGGCCGCCGACTGGGTTCTTAACGCTTTCTCGTAATCAAAAAAGAAATATCCTTTATTACGCACGATGAAATTAAGATCTTCCATATCTTCCAACGAGGTCGGGGAACCTAATAGTTCGCCGGCGGTGCCGGTATCCCCGCTAGATAGCTGATATTCCACCTCTTCTCTCGCCATTTCTTCAGCAATGTCGGCCGGATATCCTTCCTCTATATAATGATCCTTAAATTCCTCAATCATGGAACTAAACTCGGTTTCTCCTACAGATAGACCGGCGATCGTCGCTTCCGGACCCCCCCAAATACTATCTGTCATGGCGTCCGCGGAGATGTAAGCAGATCCCCAGACTGTAGAATCGGTTAAAGGCAGCACTGACCATGCTTTTCTCTCAATCTGAAACCACCTCCTAGGTATAAAGTGTTCTGAAGGGACTATGGATGTGCCGCGCATGTATCCAGATTCTGCGCGGGGATTGGGCGCGCTATAGGTACCGATCAATCCACCTTGGCGGTTGTCAGTGACAAGAGAATCTAAATATAGTTTTTGCGATAATTCCTCTTGCGACTGAACAACTTGCAATACCTCTGCATATGTGACTACAAATGAGTTAAAAAATCTACCGGACGCAGTATTTTGATCCTTGTTGGGATAAGTCGAACTGTAATTAGCTATTTCGCCCAGCATGTTTGTTCTATTGTGTTCTCCCAAAATGATCGCTTCCAAGTCTGAGATATTTTTGTTTAGAATTGAATCGGAGGCGCGCTCAGCAGAAAACTCTGCGATTGTTGCTTCAAAGGCGGCTTTTAGATCCGTATACCCATAATTATCGGTAGAATAAAACTTCCCGTTTATAGACTGCAATACAAATTCAAGGTATGGACTTCCATCTGGTCGGCTATACTGGCTATAATAGCGGGATGCTGTGCTAGCTCCTTCTAAAACCTGATAATAGGTTATGTTACCAAAAAAACTATTATAAGTTTGACTTGAAACGGTTTTGGCTCTGCCAAACAAAACACCTTCGCTGCCCGGGGTCATATAAGTATCTGTAAAATTATCGTTTTCGATGTCGTTACGGGGGAGGCCAACCATAGCAAAGAGAAAGAGTTTTTCCACATCCTTTAAGGGAGTGTCGAATAGGCCGCCGGTATGTTCGACACTGCCGCTATATGTAAATTCACAAGTAATATTAGATATCTCGATGATCTCATTGCCTTCGCCATCGAAAGAATTATTTAAGATCAGAATAGCGCCGTCGTCGCCTTCTACAAGGTCCTTTAGCTTATTCTCATATGCAATTTTCGGATTTAGGGATCCGGATCCACCAAGAATACCCTCATTCTCTAGCCCCTCTACATAAGGAAACCATTGTAACAAATCAAGAGCCTCGTTTTCTAAGGCTTCGGCCCATTGCGGATCATCCGTGGTAATGTATGCATACAGAGTTAAATCTTCAAGATAACTCCTAAAAAATTCTTGGGTGTGGGACTCATCCAAGTGGCGTGGCTTTGTAAATTTAATCGACAAAGTTGCAGTTATTTTAGCACGGTTATCGTATCCCGAATCGCCGCCGGGTGTATCAACCTCGATCGATTGAATAAAGACTGTCGGGAGTCTCGCGCCGAATGTTTCTGCTCCAACTACATTTAAGTTTATACTACTCATTAGCTATTGTCCTCACAGTCATCAACATCCGGTTGAAAGTCTCGCAACTCGGTAACATTCTCTGCGGGCAGGTTGCAGATTTCGGGCGAGGTGGCGCTTCCATAAATATCATAATAAATCTCTTTAAATTTTTCTTGTGCACAATCAAAATCTATATCAACATAATATGAATTTTTATTGAAAGTATTTGCACACGCACAAGCTATTTTACCATTAGCATCTTTGTCTGTTAAGACATTAAAGAAATAATCAACAGCATCAGTGGTGAGTTCTGGTTGCTGTACTTCCTCGGGGGTTCCGGAAATCATGAGACCATCTACAATTTGCGGGTTCTCGTTCTTAAAATACTTGCGCTTAAGTTCCGTGCCGGTGGCGGTGTATCCGCCACTAAAGCCCGTGGGACTGATTCTGGCTGTTGCTGCGGTGGTGGTAATTGTTTGATTTGGGTTTCCTTGGGTCGTATTATTGTTAGTGAGAGTAATGTTAAAAGGATTATCAAAAGCATAGCCTATAATCTCCGAGATCTGGCTCTCATCTATACTGATTTTTAGATTGTGATTGCCGGTATAACACCCGGCCGGATAAAGGTATTTGCATCTGCCTTTTAAAATATCACCTGTGTCATCTTTATCATGATCGGTCGGATACCCTCTGGTTGTAGAGCCATCATCTTGGTTGAGCGCAGATAGAAAGTTGAGGACTGTCCCTTGTGTGTTAACACTTCCGCCGTCATATTCATAATTGCTAGATACAACGACTCCAATATTTCCTGCCGATGGCACTGAGAGTGGTTTAGAATTCGCTATAAATTCAAATGTCTGGCTTGTGATCCCATCGCTAATAGTCACTGTATCGCCGGCGGTGATGGCTGTGGCGGCAACCGCGATAATAGCTTCTGCTGCAGTTGTAACGCCGGTATCTAATGTCATTTCGAATATTTCAACATCGAAATTTTCTGTTAACAATTCGGTGTTTAATTCTTCTGCGTATACCATAACATCATCGCGAATCAGTTTAATTGTATTCCCTCCTTTAAAGGGCATAGTTTCGCTTACAAATTCAGACACCGCAGATGTGTCTAACATAGGAGCGGGGGCGCTTATTAGCTGTGTATAATATGCGGCGACATCAATTTGGGGAATATTGAACTCGGTGACTTCGTTATCGTAACTAGCGGACGAAAAGTTGTACTTTGTCGTATCTTTTCTCTGAATATTGCTCATCTCACCTTGGCAAGTTATAAGCTTCCAAGCGGGGGACGCTTGCGTGTTGTCGCCTTCAAATCTGGCGTCACCGATAGCTGACTCAAAAGAAAGTATTTCTGGCTTTGGAACATATCTTTGTGGGGCAATATCTAAGTCGAACAAGGAAGGGCGGTAGATACCCGCGAGATCGGTGGTTGGATCTCCTTCAGCCAGGGCTATGATTTCTTCATCGGTCAGTGTCATTCCGTAGGCAAGTCGTCCCATGTACATAAAGTCTTCATAAACCGTAGATCCACGCATGGCCGTGAGGGTTCCGCCGGTCGTGGTTGTGCCCGAAAAGCCGAGCATTTCCCCCCCTATAAAAGTACTCGGAGGGACCGAATTTTCGGCCTCTTCAAAAAGCAAGATGCCTTCTATAAATTGAGTTTCAGTTTTAATTCTTTCGTGAACTTTTGTTTGCACTTCTTTAAAGCCGCCGTATTCGCTATCATATAGCACGCCAGTATCAAAGAAGGCATAGTACTCCGGCTTCAGTTGACCAACCGAAAGCCGGTGCTTCCCATACGGGGTCAATTGAAAATCTATAACTCTTTCTTTTTTATCTAAAAACTTAGCCATTATTTATCTTTTTTCAATAGAATGTCTACATCCATTTTAATTAGTTCTACGAAAGATAAGTAATCGTAGGGCCAATTAAAGCCAAATTTGTATTCTTTCAACTTGGTGTCTTTATGCTCAATCTGCCTTGTAGACTCATTCGCCTGATCTGGGATTAAGTCGTAATAATCTGTTTGTGCTCTCTGTTTGACTTTAAAAACCATCCACCTTAAATTCTCGTTCATCAACACTCTTTCGTTAATCAGTTCGTTGTCAGCTAAATTGTGAGATATTGAAGAATTTTGAAATGTTAATTTATCACAATCTCTAGGAGATAGGTTCTGCCATATATATGACAAATCATCTCTGTCAAACTCATATTTGAATTCGAAGACATACATTGCGATAGGATCAACCTCTTTGTTATTCAAAAAGTCAAACTCTGGCGGGAACACATACTTTTCCATTGATTGTCTCAGTCTTCTGAGTGATTCGCCGGCAGCACTTAAACTATCTCCTTCTGCTGAGCCCTCTGCTTCTTCTCTGGTTGCTCCGAAGCGCCTTTTCGGGATAGACACAAACCTCTTGCGCGTTTGTCTCAGCTTTGAGGTTCTGGGGATTTTGGACTTTTCGTGCTGTTCCACCGGATCAAGCATATAAGGTATTGCCACCACCGCTTCGTGAACCGCAAAGCTTTCTTTAATTTGTCCGAGTTTCGTGCTTGAATTTGTTTTGTCAAACCCACACAACGAAGATAACGAGCGAATATTTTTATAAAGATTCGCCCTCTTTTCCATAGAATCACCGCTGGTGCCGCCGGCGCCATTGTACGGTGTCAGGGCCACGGAGTTCACCAAATAATGACTACGAAGCCACTCACCGGGAATATCGGTAATTTCTAAAAATATTCCCGTATTTAGATCATCCGGGATAACTCCGAATTGATGCCACATGCCCCGCGGGACAGAGGCTGAGCCATATGTTGGAAGTGTTAGAGTACCGCTAGCAGCAGTAATCCCGTGCACACCTTGGTCATTAAAATTAAGCATAGGCGTTTCCCACTTGGGCTGAATAATCCACTTGCTACCTACTGGTTTGTTTGTATTCTTGAGGACCCTTCCGAACTTATCTGTCTCTTGCTCTAAGACGCGCTGAGTTCCAAATAATTTAACACTAGAGGTTAATTGCATCGAGTTGACATTAATTCTTTTTCCATCGTAAATCGATGGGACTGTCTGATCGTTGTCGGGGGTTACCCCTCCAAACCCGGCAAACTGAGTTTGTTCGACTGGGATTAGCACTGGCATCGAAGCTGTTAGCACTTTTGAACCCAGCTGCCTATTTTCGCCGGCGTCAAACCTCCAACAAACAACCTTCATTTCGTTTAGAATTCGGTTTAAACTATATACTTGAGTTGTTTTGCTGTCGGAATCTGTGATCTCTGGTCTAAAGATTAAATCGGCCCATGCTTCACCATCATAATAAGGCGGTGTAAACGCTGGGTTGTAACCACTAAAACTATCTCGGGCAGCTTTATCGAAAGGGGCCGCTGCCGCATTTGAACCCGTTGGTCTTCCAGCGCATGACGGACCAAACGCAGTGGGGCGGCTGTACATTGTAAATGTTTCTTTGAACTTAGGATTGCGCATTGGATCTTGAGGTATCGGATATTGGCCGGCGGAAGCAGTGCCAGCTACAGTCCGGATACCACCATTGACCCCATAGTAGCCGGCGCCCTTTGTCTGACCATATGAGTCGTATTCATGCTCATAGGTTCTGGCGCCGTTATGTGACTTTCGAAGTTTAACTCTCGCCATATAAAGCGGCCTATCGTCTTCAAAGTTACTATCTGGGGAAAACTGCAGGTCATCGAGGACCGTGTTAGATTCAAGTCGCGTTATTCCCGCTCCTTGAAGAAAGAACTCGCCGCATGCTCCAAAGAAATTACGAGCCATAAGTGTGTAAACACCATCTGCGTTATCTGAATAGGAGGCGGTAATACATTCCTTGTTGTACACAAGATCAGGCCCTTCGTCGTGGTTATTCCAGTTCCAATCTAGGCTCATCGAGGGATGGCTTTCCATGTCTATAAAGTCAGTATTGAGCACATATTTTTGTGGGTCGACAATTGCTTCGAACGGAATTCTCTTGTCCCAATATTGACCGCCCATATAAACTCCGGAACCATCGATATACATAGCCTGTGTGGCGTTTCCAGTAATAGAAAGGGCATAGTTGTGAGTAGATGCTGACAAATTTGTACCATACGCTCTTCTCATACGCTTAGACGGGTTTGAAACAATGGGGTAATCAACTGCAATTCCCGATTTAATGGAATTATACAAAATTCCGGGAGAAATGAGGGGGTCAAGCAGGAATTTTAATATTCCGCCGGCGCGTAGGCTCAGATTGCCATTCTCGTTTGTGTATGTCGTGAGGCCCGTTTCGCTTCCCGAGTGACCCATTGTAAAGGATTTCCCAAACGAATCACCAAATTGAGCAGCAAGATCGACCGACCTTTGGGCCGGATAAAAGCCTTTATATGGATTATATTTGATTGCAGCATCACAAGAGAGCTTAATCTCTTTTGCATTTAAAAGACTTTCCCTCTTAATTCCTAAGAAGTTTTCAAGGAAATCGGAATTAGAATAGTCTTTATAGAAATTTGTATCAGCACTAGAACTAGTGGTTCCCACAATTTCAAAGAAATTAGTCTTCGATTTGTTGTTAATGCCGTACTTGTAATAATCTTTAATGTGTTCGCTCATTCTATATTCGGGAACAACAGCATATCCTTTCGCCAACAATCTATTATTTGCATCAAAAGCATCATAGCTGTCGTGCCAAGGATTCGAAGCGGTTGCCTGAAATACGGATGACGACCCGCTTTTGATTACTATTCCAGCCTGTGTTGGTGCTTCCCATGCGGCTTCGCCCGCAAAAACTTCAATCTGGTGTGCCGCGGCGAACGAACCAGTCCACGAACCGGTTTCAGCTATCTTAACGCCAGAAGGAGAAACTACCGAATTTGGTGAACTTAAGTCGTGCTTTCTCGCATAAAGCGGCGCCGGCGCCAACAAGGAAAATTTTCCTGATTCAGCCCAGAGAGTGAAATAAGCGAAATAAGTATTTTGTAGCGTGCCACCCTTTGGAATTGTAAGGTTGAAGGCTGCAGCGCCAGTTAGGGGTACAAAGGGAGTCCTATTTACATAATTTTCCGGGATAAGAACATTGAGGTCTGAGGCGCCTTTAGTGCCGCTAACAAACGAGCGCGTCAAGAAGTTATTTGGCGCATCCAAAACCCAGCAGCTTTTACTGACTGGATACTTAAACATAGAGCTTGAAAGAGTGCCTCCTTTCGTATTTCTATCGGCCCTAGAATTACGCCAGAATTTATTATCATATCCAACGCGGCGGCTCGAAAAGGGGCCAAATTCGTTTTTTGTTGTGGGAAATATATTTTGTCGATATAAGAGCCAATTTACAGTACTGTCAGTCTTACCTGTGCTGGTCGACCACATCCTCAGAATATCCCTATATGGCTCCTCGACATGATGTAAGTTTTTCTCAGCATAGTTGTTAAGTTCAAGCTCGTTGAAAAATAACCTTTCATTTGTGTTGGTAAACTTAAGAGTAACATTTTCATTTGTAATTTTTGGGCCGTTCGGGGTCAAAACATCAAAATTAATATATGAATTCCTACCTTTAAGAGACAGCGGCCGCAAGACATAAGTGCTTAAAGCCGAATCACTTCCTGTTGCTATCGTAAGCTGATTTAATTTTCTATCGTTCACGAGGATTTTATTATCATTTTGGTGGAACTTATTCCATCCCCAGCCGTATGTGGCGCCGCGAGAAGTCAATAATTGATTTAGATAATTTGTGTTCGGGGCTGTGCCCACCAAATCTGTATTGGTGTAGTTGCTAACATTTACTGCCGCGGGAAAACCAATAGTGTTACTGCTCGCGCTAATGGGATCGACAATGATCACACTCAAATCGTGTGTCGGCTGTGCAAATGCTCCAATAGTTGCATTCGAACTACTAACAAACTCCCAATAGTATTCTAGGCCCGCGGAGGAAGTTCGGTAAAGATTGCGGCCGGGGCTGTTCGTCCTTTGGTAGCCTGCATATCTGATGTCTGAAACATTTAGCACCGATTTCGACAACCATTGATATTGCCTATCTGATTGTGGAATCGGTCTTTGAATATTCAGGTTGTCGAATAGAGAACTTGTAGTAAATGTTGAATTATCTACATTGGTAGGCTTGATTAATTGTCTAGTATTTCTTTGCGTTTTGTGGAATGCCGGCAATTCATCAGCGGTTGCGCCGGGAGTAATTACAAAAACGGAATCTCGGCCGAACCTGCCGGCATGCCGGGCGGTGTGTGAAACAAGGCCGTAGTCTTTGCCGTGGATGTCGCTTACTCTCATAGTAGAGGGAGTGCCACCATGAGCCTCGGAAATGCTGCCTGTGGGACCCTGAGACGGCTTTAATACCGTGAGATTTCTGTAGGGTATAGAGTTGTATGGTGAGAATTCGGACGCTTTAAAATCTTGGTACCCTCTAGTTTGGACCTCGATGCCGCCGGGGGCAGAGAACTTAGTGACAATAATAGTATTATTGTTGGTGTTGTCCAAATAGGAGGTGTTGTAATCATCTATGAACTGAGCGTGTAGTTGTTCACCGCGATGGATGTCTAGCAGGGTTCTAACATTTGTTGTGCTATTAACTTCGGTCGCTCTGGCCGGCAGAGTGGGTTGGTTGTCAATAAACGCCCGGGCATTGTTCTGCGCTCCGAAAGAGTGCACAACCTCGTATTGTTTGTCGTAGTTGCCCGGAACGGTTTTGTTGTTGCTCGTTCTGCTAATGTTCTTGATATTGACAGGTCTCTTCGCCACAAAGTCGCGATATAGATAAGCCTTTTCGTGATATGGATACGGATATGGAATAACTCCAGCAGGAGGATCGTATCCCGACGGCGGATAGTCTGCGCCGACGACGCCGATTGCGCCAGAAGGAATAAGGTCACACGATCCCAATAAAATTCTCCAAGCTTCGGGCCGATTGTTCTGCTGGTCGGTGCCGGTGTTCAAGTCAATATGTCGGGATTGATGACCTCCAACAACATCGTTAGTAAAGGGTCCCTGCATTGGTACCTCTAGTTGATCGCCGTAGACATCGTTGTGGACATTCGTGATCATCAAATTATCAGCTACTCTTGATATGACTTCCGCGTTGTACCCATTTCCAACCTCAACGCTAGCGCTGTAAACATTAAACGGGAATGCCATACCAGATTTGACATTCTTGTACCCAAGGCCAAGCTCCCAGTCGCGACCGGTTTGAACCTTGAATGTCTTTTTCTTTTTAACGATCATCTCACCGGGTTGGGTGGGATTTCTATAGACCGGAATCTGGGTTGATTCGCTGACAAAACCGACCATGACATTTAATGGCACAAAACCACCGCCATCATGGTTAATCGGACCAGCCGGCTTGACTATCGAGGCGGCAAAATCAAAGTTTTTGTTACTTTCAAAGTTAGTACCGCCTTTAATATTTCTAGTTAAAACCTTGTTGCTGTTGATTATTCTACCATTTTGGGCATCTTCCATGGCCATGGTGAAGTTGAACGGCCGGGTACCCGTTCTTTTACGAAAGTTAGAGGGCGTATAATTTGTGCCGTCGAGATTTGTTAAAGTTGGTGATGCGGCGGCCGCCGAATTGTGGGGTACTGAATATATTATATTCCTAAATGTATTTCTTTGCGCATCGATATTAGCATCTCCAGAACTAATTTCGGCGGCGGCGCGATTGGCGCGGGAAGCCCAGAATTCTATGTTGGTTTGTGTATTACGCGAGGCATTATTCTCTGGGCTTGCTGAGTTCGCGTAAGAAAAGGCCATGGCTTCGGTTTCGGTGCTAGTGCCCTCCGGCAGTACTCTCTCTAAATCAAATTTATTAGAGTCCAGGATATTGATCCTGTTTTGATATTTGTTTCTTTCAAGGACATGGCTTTCGACAACATTTTGAATATCGTTTACATATTCACTAGAAGCAGGAACTAGTTGAGAGATTATTGTCGTTATTGCGTCATCAAACCATTTATAGTATTCTGTATATTTTTCTACAGTTGTGACACTTGTTACTCTTCGGAAAAACTGTTCTCTTAATTTTTCCATATCTTTATATCGATCGCGGTAATAATGAACTGGGTGACCCACAACATCATTAAAGTCTATGACTCCTGCGAAGAAGTCTAACATCTCCTCTGATATTGCATTATAAAGACTCTTCTCTATCGAGTAAACAAAGTTTGGAACTATCTCTTCTCTTCGTAAATTGGGCGTTAAATCATCAGTATCACTAAAAATCTGAACCATATCAGAAGATACGGGACGCTCTGGATCGACGAATTTATAGATATTAATGCTTTGTTTTTTGGCGGCTTTGGTTGAAGAAGCCGGGAAACCATAGCCGTATCCCGTATATTGATAACCAGAGATGCCACCCGTCCAGCCACTGGATGATATATCCGTGTGGGAACCCGAGCTAAAATCTTGTACCTTGAATCTCCCGGAAGAATCAGAGCCGGTTACATTCCTGAAATTCCAGTTGAAGGCCAGTGTATCATGGCCCAAGGTCTCCACATATTTATTTGTGCTATCTTGTAAATTGGCCAGCGGGCTTATTGGTTGAATAGAACCTGAGAGTCCAACATTTTCTAAGTCTAATGCATGCTGCTGCAGGTCAGTATCTTGTAAGTATTTTGTCCAGTATGCCACCGAAGAAACTAATACATCGCTCTTATAACTAACGGAGCCGGTCACATTTACTCTGTCAGCGCCGGCATATGCTCTCTTGGCAGACTCTATGAATCCTTTGCCGGCACGAGTTGTGACAGTGGCAGATTGTGTGAAAGAATTAAACAAGTCGGTCGTGATGGCATTGTAGCCAGAAAAGATGACCTCATATCTATGTTTGCGATTATTGGCAAGATCATCAATATTTCCACTGACGAATGTATCAAGTGGGTAATTTTGTGGTTTTACTCTGACCGAAAGGTTCCAACCATTGTTGTCGTAAACATCATTGTAGACTGTGCTCGTCAGCGTAACAGACTTCAATGTGGTTGGATCCCAATAAATAAGCTTAAAATGGCCGCCTTTTGATTGATTCTCGTCGCGAACAAAATATACCTTAAAATTACCATAATCAACATTAGCGGCCAATTTTGTAGTGTCTGTTCCTTGCGAAGATGTCGCGGCAGTACCGTCAACAGTGACTATTCCAAACAGGGAAATCTCATCATATTCGGAAGATTGTCTATTGTTTACATGTTGTGTTGGTTCATAATTCGGAAAAACGATATTTGATTCATATGTAAACCCATAACCATACTGCTTAACGCTGCCCGTTACTGAACCTAAAATGATGGCGCTGTCTACATCGGCATATGAAACTTTCTTTTGGAAAACAACAGCATCGCTGTTCTGGTCAATTCCAAAGTTGGCACAATTTTTCTTAAGCAATTGTTGCTCAAGATTATTTTTTAAATTGAATTCTGTGTTGTGAGAATTAATCCTAAGTGCCAACAAGTTATCATTAACATTAAAACATTTCAAGACATTTCTAATGGCCTGCTCTGTGCCTTTCGCTTTATAAATTTCCGTTAAATTGTTGTAAAGGTTCTGATAAATCAGGTTCTTAGCCTCATACAAATCGTTCTCAAAAATGGTTTTATCAGAACGGTTCATGAATTTTTCAAGCACCGTAGAGTCGATGAAAATTTCTGGAGAATAAAGTCCGAGGGATTGCGGCAGGTGCTCAGCAAAAGAAACCGGTTTGAAACTGCCGCTGGTATATGTCTGGTTTCTCAGTTTCGGTAAGTCTGTGATCTGGGAGTACAATTTATCAAAGTATGTACCCATTATATGCGTGATGTATTTTAAATCGGAATTCTCATTATCTGCATTCTCGTCAAGAATCCAGCTGGGAACTAAATTCATAAATGCCGAATTGTTGCTATAATCATAAGACGAGCCAGAAGTAAGCAATCTATTCTGCAAACTAATATAGTCCGGATGATTTGTTCTGATAATCGGATCTAAGAATTCTTTGGTGGCGGCTGATGCTGAAACAATTGCGGAACCCGTGTTTCGAGCACCAGCAGTATATCCAGTCCAAACACCGTTTGTGACACGGCCGGCATAGTCTAATACAATACTATCTGTCGCTGTATCTGTCGTAATCCCTTCGTTGAATTTGTAGTACACGCCGAGGGTCGTGTTCGAAATATCACTATTGGAGCCTCCGCGTACTTGATCAAACCAGTTGTCTCCAATCTCTTTAGAGGTTCGTGCGCTCTTCCAAAATCTAAATTCGTCTAAAGAGCCAGATAATCTACCCCAGCCGGCCAGCGCGGAAGAGCCTGAAGGTGCAGTGACAAGCGCCCCAATTCGGCCGACAAGATTTTTTTCGTAAAGAGGGCCGAAGGTTGCGCCATAGCTGGCTGTTGCGTTTCTGTGGCCGTTAATATAAAGCGAAGCTGTGCCCGACGAGAGCACAACTGCATAGTGGCCCCAGCTTGAGAATTCACTTGGGCTAAAATTACCAAGCTGTACAGAATTCACGGCTGTAGAGCCCGAAGCAATGCTAATTCTAAAGGGTTTCTCGTTGGAACTGCTGCCAGTCACCTCTATCGTCATTCTTCCGTATTGTGCGCTAGATGAAAGCTCATTATTCCATAAGTCAAAAATAACTTGTCTTTGCGAAGCATACGAGCCAGTTTTTAACCAAAATTCGACCGTCACCCCGTCATTAAAGTTAGATCTTAAATTAGATGTTCTAGTACCGGAGCCGTAATCTGATGGTAGTTTGGCGCTCGTGTAGATTGTTTCATCATATATATTAGAGTAGTTGTACTTATTGTCTGCAGGACTCGGCATTAAGTCTTTAAGATCCGAAGTCGAAGCGGAGCCGGTTCCAGGGCCCCCAAACAGATCGATATACTCGTTACCGGCAGGCCTGGCGTAGTGATCTGCGAAACCAGACTCAGTGTAGCCCGCGCTATTCAAAGAAATGTAGCCCGTGCTGCGTGGATATTGATTTTCTAAAACATATCTTTCAACATCAAGACAGCCGTTCAAAAATTTGTTTATTTCTGCTTCTGAGCCATCATAAGGATAAAAGTCAGTAATTCTGCTTAAAGCCGACTTATAATACAGGCGCGCTGAACCATACTTAGCGAAATTTTCAGGCTGAGAATAATCGAGTTGCGGGGTATACCGCTCTGCGTCGATCTTCTTTTGTATAACATTCTCCAACGACTCAGCGTCACCAGTAAAAAGATCTTTGGTGCTGGTCTTGGAAACAAATTCTTGAACTTTGTTACTTGATTCAAAAAGCTTCTTAATACTCATACTTGCTTACTCTAAACTTAAAAATTTCATTTTGCTCTTGCCATGAACTTAACTCGTGATCATAAAAGGCGATTTTGAGCCCATATTCATAATCCGCTTCGAGCAATTTCATGTTAAAGTCAAAATAATTGCCCGAGACATCATAAGATAGACCAGTTGCAAGTAGCCCTGAGCCGGTGTCGTGCGCGACAGCCTCGTAGTTATCTAAAATTCTTAAAACCCTATATGACGCTGTGGGTATTGTCACTGTGGGCGCAGACGCAACTGCTTTATTGTAAATTGTTGGGTTCCAATTTTTCTCTCTCACGAAGACATTAAATCTTGCAGTTTGATTAGACATGTAACTATTTTGCAAGTTCGTAATGTTAACATAATAAGTGGGTTCGCGAGGATGTAAGGCCGTATCCATCGAAACGGCTTTAATAGATCCGGTGTGGACTTGTGTACTTCCAAGACTCCATACATCATGTAATGTTGTCAATGAACTGGTAACCATCAATCTGGCCCTGTAAATACCTGTATCTGATTCTGTGGTTGGTACAACATATACGGAAGAACCTGTCAGGTCTTTAATCTTTAAAGTCGAACCGGTTGGATCTCCAAGAGAACTTGAATAAATACGCACTTTTAAAGAGTCGCCGGAAGGTATTGTTTTCAATTTACCACGAACATAATTATAAAAATAAATATCATTTATATTCTCGGTAGATGCCAATGAACTACTGATATAAAATTGACCTCTGTGGTCTCTACGGGACGAATCCCATTTTGCTTCGATCGTTGGCTTTTTAAAATAATATTGAGTACCTCTGGCAAAGAACCTCTTTGTATAATATGAGGTTGTGGCGCCATCGGGAATGTTTTGTGTTGGTTGGTCTTGTGATGCTTTAACATTAATTCCGAATCCTTTGGCTTCTTGGCTTGAGGTTAGTTTAATGCCTAGACCATAGTTGGCAATTCCGCTGTCGCCGGCGCCACGGATCCATCTCTCAACTAAAGGAGTAATATTAACTGACAAGTTTTCAAGACCAGAGTTAAAAAGTTGTTCGTAACGGTAATCCGCAGAACTAGAGAGCCAATCCCCGCCACCAGATATCGAGTTCCACGAAGATGTTGCGGAGGCACTCATCCAATTACTGCCTTCGTTGCCCTTTGTAAGATCGCGGTACCCTTCTAGATCGAGCCCTACCCCTTCTTGCCAACCACTAAAAAAAGGATGTGCAACTAGGCGCATGTTTCTTGGCACCGTCTTTGATGTTTCTGCGTTGTATAAATTTAGATAAAAGTTTACGCTGCCGCTGGCTGGTATTCTGCTATTTGTTCTGTCATTGGCAATTTGATCAATAGGAAACTTTATTAAAGCTCTGGATAGTTCTTGCGAAGAAGTAGACTGTCTGCCGTACACAGAATAAATTTCAAGGATATCAGCCTCGCCGGCGTTAGAGCCGGTAGCTCTTGTTTCCAAGTTGCTCTTAAATGCATTGACAATTGTGTTGTCTGCTGAAGCTGTGTATGCCCTAATCATTATTTAGCTCTTCCTGAAAAATCGGTGCTCGGAAATTTGAATTCGACGATTGCATTCTTTGGTATAACAAGCGCGTCTCCGTCCGGTGAAAGATTTTTATCAATATTGATTGTAGCGCTTGAATAGTTGGTTCCTGTTTTGTTCATTAGGCGAACTTTTAAGACATCCAAAACACCTCGTACATTTTTCAGAACGCTGTAGATGTCACTGATTTGCACTGATTCTCCGATGTAGTAATTATTGTTGAATCTTGCGCTAAGAGAACGAACACATTGGCCAATTACGGCTTTCTTGTCGGCGCCCGGAACAGTTTTGATGCTAAATTCAATCCCAAGATTAATAATGTATGGATTCAGAATATCAATTGTATCATTTATCATTCTAAACTGATTTAGCCAAACTTTTAAATTTCTTTTAATTGTTGAATTGGTTTTGGTTAAGTTTCCAAATGAATTTTCAGAAACAACATACATATTTAAGTTTCTTTTTTGTGAATCAGGATCCCTTTGTACCGACACTCTTTTAACGGAACCAAACTTTGAGTGCATTCTGTATGCCAGATTTTCATAATCTGCTTGGGTAACCGCTCTATTCTGAGTTGGAAAGGTGTCGTAAATTCTTTGCTTTATTTCATCAGATGTTGGAGTCGTAACATCTCCAACAATTGGTGTTTCATTTTCAATCTCGACGGATTGGCGCACATCGGCCATCGTTGCTGAGGATAATATGGTTTTGTTTTCGAAATCCATCAAAACTTTGCTAACTTGGTTAAGTTGTTTAGCCGCCAAATTTGAATTCCCGGGATTGGTGGTTCTCATCACCACTGTTAGTGTGGTGTTTTCTGGGACAATTCCCAGCGCTTGATTTTCAGAAAGGCGAGTTGGATCGAACGAGGCCGCTGTCGTATATGTTTTACCAAATACACTCATGGCGACCGACTGCGGGTCCGCCACCAAATCGGCGGCACTCTCTTGGCCGCTTCCAAACTGCAAGGATACCACAGGGCCGTTTCTTTCGGCAGTAAATTTCCGGGAAACCAAAAACGGCTTTATGATCGAAGGCACATTGTCAGTTTTATAGTTTGTATTTGATATCTCTCTATAAATAATATCTTGAGCCAAATAATCAACTTCGTAGTATTCGTTACCATCACTATCGAAAACAGAAATAATCTCAGAAACATTTGGCGTGGACAAATTAACTTTCGCAAATTTTTGAAATGAGCCAACTTTCACTTGTTCGGTGAGAAGTATGCCAGAAACTACACGGCCGTATGCTTTAACTGCGTAGTGAGTTGGAGAGCCGTTCGAGTTGGTTGTGCCCACAACAACCGGGTTTCTGGAGTCAGCAAAATTAACATTATCCATTAAGGTATAATTTAAGCCCGTGGAACTTTTAAACTGCGATCCTTTTCTTAATATTGGGGCATAGTCTCTATTTAGGCCGAGACCTACCGAAGTGGCTGGGACCATGACATAGAACGCAGCTTCGCCGTATGTAGATGGCCGGCCTGTAAATTTATACCCCAGGACACGGCCGTGTCTTAATATATTGTTAAACTGATACGCAGTGTCGAGAAATGACTCGTTAACATTGTAATCTAAGTAGAAAGATAGTTGATCTCCAACATACGCAACCGCATCCACCATCAAAGAAGCAAAGGATGCTTCACTAAAATCTTGGAAAGAGTCAGGATAAAGTCTTTCCGCTATTTCCATTAGATCATTGCGAATTGTACTAAATTCGCGATTTGTATAATTTATAGGAATTATTTTCTTTTGATTATCGGCCATTTATATTCCTTTCAATTAAGTAGTAAATTCCAACAAATCTTTAATATTTAAAGACGGGATGCTATAAGCGATTTGGATGCCCAACTTGTTGCGATCTTTGTCGGTACTGTCAAATTTGATGTCACTGATAACAATTACGGGCAAATATTTTTGTGCTTGCTTTTTTATAGTGTTGTTCAAATCAATAAAAATAGTATCTGAAAAATTTTCAAACAGATAAGTTCTGATCCCTACACCGAAGTCCGGTATCATCACTCTTTCTCCGGGATTTGTTAATATAAGCATCTTTAAATTTTGTCTAATCAAAGTGTTTATATCATCAATCATGGTATATCCATTAATGCTGTTTCGAGTTATTGGTAGTTTAACACCTAAAGTAGTCATAATAATTCAACCTCTAATAATTATCCCATTATATTTTTTATTGTTATCGTTTATCCAATATATCTGGGCCGTCACACAATTCGCCGTCTGCATTGTATGGATTCTGCTTGAGCCTCCTTCTTTGCCACCATGGCAACATACCTGCGCCGGGTGTGGGGAATACTCTAGCTTTAAGATTTCTGAGCTTAATATGGACAGGACTTTTCTCCCTGCTTTTCTGGCCCGGTTTTTGGTCAGCAGCATAATAGTGTGTCCTAAATAATTTTTTAATTCTTGCTCTAGAGTTTCTTAGCAGTACCCGATCCCATTCATCCCAATTCAATGTAAATGGGGTAGCCCATGGGCGGTCTTTGGGGTGTTCCCAACCTTCGTTGCCGGTAAGGGCACTGCCGTGTACATCAAAGACGGTGGCATCGAATTCAAGATCGTCATCCCAAAAATCAGGAAGACCGTAGATTTCTTTGTTCGAGTCGGTGGCCTCAATTGTTGTTTTCTCGTTCTGGGTTTTAATGAAAACTCGGGACCCGGGCTTCATTCGAACGACCTTAAATGGAGAGCTATTCATCCAGTCTGACTTTGTATTGGTGTTTGCTTTCTTGCCGAAGAACCAATCGCCGGTGTCCGGTCTCGATGTTGTTGCAAGCCATCGGTGGCCGTCCTTCTTGCCGGGGGTAACCTCTCCGACGGAGGCCAAGAAACCCATATCATTATAAATTGCCAATGTAGAGGTTATCTTTTTCATTGAGAATACATAACTCATAAGTAATTTATATTTTGGATCGTGTTTTAAGTGTTGTAACAAACAATGTAATAGTTTGCTATTAGCTTGGACTGGTTGGAATTGTGAGGTTTTGAAGTCTAGCGCGTCGACCTCAACAGATGTAATAAGCGTGCCCTTATAATAAAATGCCAGGCCATGCCGAACGCCGATGTTGCCTTCAATACCAACATCTACTCCGTCGTCATTAGTAATTAATTTTAAAGTACCGGGCCATATATCTGATATTCTTACCTCGGGGTTTTCGGCGCTAATTTGAGCTTTTGCATCAGTTGTTGATTTCTTGACACCATCGATAGAAATATATTTTTCAAGTTTAAAGGGGGTCGAATCGGAGTAGCTACCAGCACCAAAGGCATAGTCGGGTACATCGCCGATCGGAACGGTTATTTCTTCAGTTTCAACAAAATTGACAAGGCTCGTATTGCCATCGGGATATCTCGTTACGGTTGTTCCCGTTGTGGCCACTTGCAAGATATCTGC